CAGAAACCTGCGAATGTATAGATGCGAGGATATACGCGCATAAAAAAGGACAAAAAGAACGCGCGCACGCTAGAATTGATCTTTTGTTTGGAAAAGACAATAAAACCGTTACGGTTCCCGATGCAGCAGTAGACCTGCTGCATAAGGCGGTATATCCGGTATGCGAGGGATTTGTAGCAAGCATTAGCGTAGACGTTGGAAACGGCGTTAAAGCAAAGATCAATGTAACACCAAAGGGAATTGTTAAGGTAGCGAGAACAAAGACAGATACAAGCACATACGAGGCATAAAGCGAAGGAGGCGTTAAGATGCTAACATTACCAATAAAGAAAAAATGGTTTGATATGATTTTATCGGGCGAAAAGAAAGAGGAATACAGAGAAATAAAACCATATTATGATGCAAGATTTTTGACATTGTTCGGTTGCATTTGGGTAGGAAAAGAATTAGTCAGAACACCATTAGCCGAAATTAAAAGAGAGAAGGTGCAAAAAATAGCGTTTCGCAACGGTTACGGAAAAGATGCACCGATGATATTAGCAGATTGCGAATTAAGAGTAGGAAAAGGACGCGAGGAATGGGGCGCGGAGCCGGGGAAAGATTATTACATTCTTTCCATAAAACATTTTATAGGGGGTTGACAATGAGGAAAAGCAAAATAATATGTATCGACATAGAAACAACAGGATTAAACAAGGAAACAGAGGAGATCCTGCAGGTGGCGATCATCAACGGCAGAGGGAAAACGCTTTATAACTCATACATAAGACCGGATAAAAAAAGGACATGGCAGCAGGCAGAGGAAATAAATAAAATCAGTTGGCAGGCGGTAAAGAACGCGCCGACATTACGGCACGAGAAACGAAAGATTGAAAGAATACTAAAAAGAGCAGGTTTGATTATCGGCTACAATCTGAAAAAGTTTGATTTGCCATTTATGGCAGCAAAAGGAATAAATACAGCGGTAAAGGGCGAAATATACGATGTTATGTTAGAATTTGCACCGATCGCCGGAGAATATGACGAGAAACGCGATTGTTTCAAATGGAAGTCACTAAAATTTTGCGCCGATTGGTACGGCTACACAAATTATAAACCGCATGATGCACTTGAAGATGTGCGCGCAACGCTGCATTGCTATTATGCGATGCAGAAGGGAGAAAAAAGGATAATTTGCAGCACAACAAATGAAATATGCAGATACACAGGACAAAGGGGCGGTAATTGGTGCGCGGGGTGCGAAATTGCAGAGGGGGTAGAAAATGAATAAAAGGCAGAAAAAGAAACGGTTTAAAAAGCGTTTCGGTTTTAATCCTCCGCGAAACATGAGTATTCAGACAGCAACGCGGATAATGGAGAATAAAGAAACCATAACGGCAAGTTTTGAGAGGTTAAAACAGGCGATACGCGATTTATGGGAGCAAATAAAACAGCCGCTACTTGAACTTATAGAGGAATTACAAAAAATAACGACAGCACCAATAAACAAGCAGGAAAAGCAAAAACAACAAAGGGAGGCGATAGAAAATTTTCAAACAAAGGTATTATTGCAGCAAAGGCAGCAGGAAAGAGAGGTAAAACAGCTTGAAGGCAGTATTAACATACAGAACCACGATAGACGGTAAGGAAGTAGAACAAACAAGGCTATTTGATACAGAAAAAGCAAAGAAAATTTGCGATGTTACTAATACGTTTGATTACAAGGTACAGGAAATATACATAACAGGAAAAGACGTATTATTCATATACAATATAGGCAGTAAAAAACTTGAAGTTGCAGATCAAAAGAAATGCAAGGAGTGGATCGGGGAAAACGAACCGGACAAGTATATAAAATTTTTTGGAGAAGTGGAGGAAGGCTAACAATGGCGGTAACTAAGGAGATCAAGGAAACAATAGCAGTAACCATAGACGAGGTATTTAAAAAAATGAATAGTATTTCGTGGCTTGAAAGACAAAAAGCGATGAAAGACGAGGCATTTAAGAACACAGAAAAAATTTTATATTGCTTTAATATCCTAAAAGAACACGTTGCGGACGAGGAGGCATATATCGCGATGATGTACAAAAGCACAAGCGGCAGCATTGTTAAATATTCAAAAAACAAGGTGGAAAAGCCGGACGAAGATCAGCTATTAGAGGATCGCATAGCATCATATAACCGCAGTAAATCAGATGTAGACAGGATAGAAAAGGCATTAAAGAAGATAAGAGGCAAAAAAGGCTATGAGGTTATCGAAATGCGCTATTTGCAGCGCAAGAGAAAAAAAGAGCATGGAAAAGAAGTTGAGGAGGTTTACACATTCGAGGAAATAGCGGATATATTAGCGGGGCAGCAGGGGTATAACGACAACTTAAACGAAAAGACCGTAAGAAACTACAAAAACGCACTTGTGCGCGATATGGCTATTTTTTTGTTTGGTTCAGATGCGATATAGGAAAAACGGCAGCGGGCGCATAATAAGGCGCAAAGCGGCAGCAGGAGGGAAGAAAAAGCACTTGACAACACGCCCGATTTAACGCCCTTCACAAGTCCGTTTAACTATGTTATAATTTTTACAATTACAAAATTAAGATTTAAAAAGGCGGCAAATTCCGGCAAGGAAAAGACCGCCTTATTTTTATGCGTGTGCGGAGGTGGGAAAATGGCGTTGATGAAATACTGCAATAGAAACGGCTGCAATAAGTTAGTACCGTATGGCGTGCGGTATTGCAAAGCACACACCATAGATAAGACCGAAGAAAACAGGGAGAGGCACAAAGAATATGATGCGCATTGTAGAAACCAAACGGCAAAGGCTTTTTATAATAGTGCTGAATGGAAAACGACAAGGGCGCGCGTACTTGCAAGAGATACCAACATAGATATTTATTTATACATCAAAGAAGGCAGGGTTGTTCCTGCTGATACAGTGCATCACATTATAGAGTTGTCGGAGGATTATTCAAAGCGTTGTGATTTGGATAACCTTATAAGCATATCAGAGCCAACACACAGCATGATAAGCAAGGCATACAAGGACGAGGCAAAGAAGGCAGCTATGCAGCAGCTACTTAGGGAGTGCATAAGCGAGTATAAACGGAGGATTGCGGGGTAGGGGGTGCAAAAAAGTTTTGAGGCACACCCGCCAAGACCGCAGCCCCCCTAAAATCACGCAAAAAATCCCTAAATGAGATTTTTTAGAAAGGGGGTTGCAAGATAATGGCAAGACCAAGAGAACCAATAGACCTTATAGCCGCAAAAGGGCGAAAACACTTGACGATTGCGGAATATGTAGAAAGAAAAAATGCAGAGGTAACAGCCCCCGCAGACAATGTAAAACCGCCCGATTTTTTACTAAAAAAAGAGAAAGAAAAGTTTGACGAATTGGCGCAACAGTTAGTTGATCTAAAGATTATGACTAACTTAGATTGCGACATATTGGCAAGGTACATTAAAGCCGAAAGCGAATATATCAAAGTAACAAAGCAGTTACAGAAAATAAAGTTTACACCGGATAAAAAAAGTATGGTTCCGGCAGAGCAACAGATCGCGGATCAGTACGCACAATACAATTATCTTTCTAAAATTCAAAATAGGCTTATGAAAGCCTGCAACGAAAACGCAAAGGAATTAGGCTTAACGATTTCAAGCAGGTGTAAATTAGTGATACCGAAAGAAAAAGAAGAAAAGCCCGAAAACAAGTTTATGAAACACGCATAATAAGGCATGAGCAGGATATTAAAGACAAATGATCGAGTATCACGATTTGCAGAAAAGAACCTAAAGAACAAAAAAGAATTTGGGGAAGATGCGCGCCTTGCATTTAAAAGGCATCTAAACGACTTAAAGCGTTCAGAGAAAAACGATCCGGCTTTTCCGTATGTATTTGTAGCAGAAAAAGCCGAGGATATAATAGAACTTGCCAACAAACTAACCATAGCAGAGGGCGAGGGCAACGAAGTATTTACCTGCGCCGGTTTCCAAGAGTTTATTTTAGGTTCGCTTTTCGGGTGGGTTCACAAAGAAACAGGAAAACGCCGCTTTACTGATAGTTATGTGCAAGTTTCGAGGCAGCAAGGCAAAAGCGTATTAAATGCAATATTGGGTATCAAGTGCAGTAATTTTGATAACTACAATTACGCACAAATATATTGCACAGCCACAAAGCAGGATCAAGCGCGTATTGTTTTAAATGAGATTTCAAAATTCATAAATGCAGACACAGACCTGCAGGAATTATTTGAAATAAAAGACTACAAAAGCGAGATAATCGCAAAGATAACAAACGCAACAATAAGAGCGTTAGGACGAGATACGAAGTCGATAGACGGTTTCAGACCGTATTTAGGCATCGTAGACGAATACCACGCGCACAAAGATAACCAAATGTACAAGCTGTTAAAAGGCGGTACACGAAAGTTAAAACAATCGTTAATATCGGTCATAACAACGGCGGGTTTCAACTTAAACGCGCCTTGCTATGAATTATATAAATATTGCCGGAGGGTATTGCGCGGAATAGATGCGAACGACCGGCAATTTATTTATATCGCCCAAATGGACGAGAAAGACGATATTTGGGATCCGAAAAATTGGATCAAGTGTTGCCCGCTAACCGGCAACGATCCCGAATTGGTTTCACAAATGCAGGAAGATGCAAAAAAAGCTAAATCAATGGGAGGCGAGGAATTAAGAGATTTCTTGACAAAATCGCTAAACATTTGGGTAACAAGCGCGGAAACTGCATTTATCAATTTGGCAGAGTGGGAAAAGTGCAGCAGCAAAAAGACATTAGAGGATTTCAGAGGGAAAAAGGCGATTTGCGGCTTAGATTTATCAAGCGGCGGCGATCTAACATCGCTTGCCTTGATATTTCCATACGAGGATCCGAAAACAGGCGATAAAAAATATTATATTTATTCCCATTCGTTTATACCTAAAAGGCGTATGCAAGAACACATGGACAAAGAGGACAACGCGCCGTATGTCATTTGGGAAAAAGAGGGGCTATTAACAGTTACAACAGCAGCAGGCGGCATTAAGACGGATTACAAAACGATTTTAGCACACCTGCATAACCTCATAGACACATACGACATAGATTTAACGGCGATAGGTTACGATCCGCACAATGCAAGCGCGTTTTTGCTAGATCTTGAAGATTTCGGTTGCGATTTGGTGGAAATTAAACAGAGTGCTAGAAGTCTAAACGATGCAACAATAGATTTTCAACTTGAAGTTGAGGCACACAATGTAGAATATGACGAAAACAACAAACTATTAACAAGATCTATGAATGATGCTATTTTATCAGAGCCGAACAGTTTCGGCGAAATTAAGATAGATAAAATGTTACAAAAGAACCGAATAGATCCATGCGATGCGGTTATATGCGCGCATAAATTGGCGATGGGCGTAGAGGTTGAGGAAATAACAACAGATCAAAGCGTAGAGGCGTATTTGAAAATGTTTGAAGAAAAGGCAGGTGAGAACAAAGATTGAAACTATTTGAAAAAATAAAAAATATGATATTAAGATCGTTAAGACCGGCAGCAGGGGCGAACGATGAAAAACTATTAGAGTGGTTGGGAATATCGGGAACGCCAAAAAAGGTATTAAGCGAGGTAACATATTTTACCTGCCTTAAAATGTTATCCGAAACATTAGGCAAAATGCCTATTAAATTCTATCAAGAAACAGATAAGGGAATTGAGGCGGCAGAGGAAAACGCAGCATACGCATTATTAAAAACGCGCCCAAATCCACAAATGACACCTACGACATTTTGGGGCGCAGTTGAAAACAATAGGAACCATTACGGAAACGCCTATGTATGGATCCAAAGAGAATTTAAAAGGAAAAAATACGGCGGCGATGTGGAAATAAAAAACCTATGGATTATGCCGTCAGCAGATACAACGGTAATAGTTGACGATAAGGGCGTATTTGGTGCCGCAGGCGATATTTATTATTGGTACACAGACAAATACAGCGGCGAAAGCTATATGTTTCCGTCAGCAGATGTAATGCACTTTAAAACATCACTATCATTTGACGGATTAACAGGCGCACCGGTGCGGGATATTTTAAGGGCAACAATAGAAGGAGGGCTTGAAAGTCAAAACTTTTTAAACAACCTCTACAAAGGCGGCTTGACAGCGAGGGCAGTATTACAATACACCGGCAATTTATCCCCGAAACTTGAAAAACAGTTAATAGCACGTTTAGAAGAATACGCAAACGGAGCAAATAACGCGGGTAAGTTTATACCAATACCGATCGGCATGAAATTAGAGCCGTTAAATATCAAATTGACAGATAGCCAGTTTTTCGAGTTGAAAAAGTACAGCGCATTACAGATAGCGGGCGCATTTGGCATAAAGCCAAATCAAATTAACGACTACGAAAAAAGCAGTTATGCCAACAGCGAAATGCAAAACATTTCTTTTTATATTGATACAGAATTGTATATTTTAAAGCAGTACGAGGAGGAAATGGATTACAAGTTGTTGGAGCCAAGCGAAACACGCGAAGGAAAGCACTACAAATTTAACGAAAATGTTATTTTGCGTACAGATGCAAAGAGCCAAGCAACAATTTTAACCGGATATGTGCAAAATGGCATATATACGCCAAATGAGGCAAGATTATTTATGAATAAGCCTAGAATGGAGGGCGGCGATGAATTGATTTGTAACGGTAATTACATCAGAGTATCGCAGATTGGCAAAAGATCAAGAGGAAGGAGGGAATGAAAATGGCGAAAATCCTAAAATTACAAAAGAAAGACAAAAACAACCGTTATAGGGAAGTAGGCAGCATTGAAATACTAAACGAAACGGAAACAGCGGCGGATCTATGTTTTTTCGGAGATATTAACAGCGAAAGTTTGGGAGAATGGCAAAAATACTACCCCGAAGATAAAGCACCTAAAGATGTGCAGGATTTTTTGGATCAGCTTGAAGGCGTTTCAAAAATCAACGTGCATATCAACAGCGGAGGCGGTTCGGTATTTGGCGGCATCGCGATTTATAATATATTAAAACGGTATGATGCAGAAATAACCGTATATGTCGAGGGGTTGGCGGCGAGTATTGCAAGCGTTATAGCAATGGCAGGCGATAAAATTATTATACCGGCTAATGCGCAAATGATGATCCACAAGCCTAGCAGTATCACATGGGGAAATGCGGACGATATGCGCAAAGAGGCAGATATTTTAGACGGTTGCCAAAAGGTTATTTTAAATACCTATATGCAGCACGCCAAAGAAGGTGTAACATCGGAACAAATAAACGCGCTAATTGATGCGGAAACATGGAAAAACGGCGAGGAATGGCAGGAATATTTCGATATTGAGGTATCAGAAAAGAACAATGCCGCCGCCGCAGCAAGTGACTATTTCGACAGGTACAACAACCTGCCGGAAAAACTGAAAGCAAAAGCGGATCCGCGGGGGATTGATATTGACAGCATCGCCGAGGCAGCCGCAACGCGAGTAGTAGAAAAATTAAAAGAAAACGAAACACCGGCAAAAGCCGAGGACAAGCAGAAAGAAATAGCAGCTATTTTAGAGGATTTAGACTTGATCTAAGTCTTTTTTATTATGAACAAAAAGGAGGTTCACAATGAACAAAGAATTAAGAGAGCTTTTAGACAGCATCAAGGCAAAAAAGCAGGAAGTAAAGGATCTTTGCAAGGCGGGAAAAATTGAAGATGCGGGCAAGGCAAAGGACGAATTGAAAGAAATGCAGGCAAAGTTTGATCTACTCTATGATTTGGAGCAGGAAAAGTTAGACGATGCAGAGCAGGCAGCGGCAGAAGGAACAGCAAAAAAGGTAGTAGATCAGACAAAGAAGATCGCAGGCGCGTTTGTAAACGCAATCAAGGCAGCAGTTGGAAAAGGTGCGTTATCAGAGGACGACAAAGAGATCCTTAATTCAATGAATGAGGGAACAGACGAGGACGGCGGTTTAACAGTACCAAAGGACATTAGAACAGCCGTTAAGGAGTTGAGAAGATCAGAGGACGCATTAGAAACGCTTGTAAATGTTGAGCGCGTAAGCACGTTAAGCGGCAGCAGGGTAGTCGAAAGATACGCCGATCAGACACCGTTTGACAATGTAGACGAGGCGGCAGAGTTTCCGGAGGTTTCTACACCGCAGTTTGAAAAGATTGATTACAAGGTCAAGAAGAAGGGCGGCATCTTAAAGGTTACGCAGGAGCTTTTAAGCGACACAGCCGAGAACATCATAGGGTATTTGAAAAAGTGGATTGCGAAGAAGGCAAAGGCAACAAGAAACTTTATGATTGTTGCAAAGATCCGCGAGATTACCAAAGATGCGGAGGTAACAGTAGAGGGATTAGACGATCTGAAAAAGGTGTTTAATATTTTACTTGATCCGGCGATTGCATTAACCGCAGGTGTTGTTACTAACCAAGACGGCTATAATTGGCTTGATACCTTAAAGGACAAGGACGGCAGATATATTTTACAGCCGGATCCAACAAAGCCAACAAGTATGTTGTTATTTGGTAAATATCCGGTAAAGAAAGTGAGCAACAAGACAATGCCAAGCGTGGCAACGGAAGGCGGCTATAAGGTGCCGATCGTGTGCGGGGATTTAAAAGAGGCAATTACAATTTTTGATCGCGAAACATTAACGATCGATATTTCAAGCAGCGCGGGCGATTTGTGGAATAAGGATCAGACCGGTATTAAGGTGCGCGAGCGTTTGGATATTCAGAGCGTGGACGAGGAGGCGATCATCATGGCAGAACATATTATTGCATCAGAGAGTGGCGCAAGCGCGGCAAGCCTT